AACAGGCGTGCCAGGCCCGGGCCGACGAGCACCAGGACCGCGGGCAGCGAGCACAGTGCCAGCAGGTTGAAGACGTAGAACATCGTCATCGACAGGAACGTCTGGGTGATCCACAGCGCGAGCCTGTCGTTGAACCGCTTGTAGGCGCTGTCGCCGGGGTGGCCGTGCCGCCAGTGGTCCAGGGTGTGCAGGTGGACCGGCAGGCCGTGCGGGTGATCCCTGAACGGCTGGGTGTGCCCGAAATGCGGATGGTGGGCCGTCATGTTCCCGCCTGCTCTCCTGAGACGATGGCCAGGACGCGGCCGTGGTGCTCGGTCAGCCGCTGATCGACGTGCGCCCTCAGCGCGTCGTGGTGAGACTGCTGCTGCGCCATCTGGGCGCGGTGATGCGCTGCTGCCTGGGCCATGGCCTGGACGTGGCGGGCGATCTGCTCCCGGTGCAGCTTCAGCCACACCGCGAAGGAGCAGACCGCGGACGCGGCGAGGTTGGCCCACAGGTGCGTGACCAGGTAGGCCAGGACGTGGTCGGCGGCGCTCACCGGGCCGCCTCCCCCGTGCCGTGCTTCACCGCGTCGACGATGTCGGACAGGCCGCCTGGCGTGTCTGTCCTGAGCAGGCCGATGATCTTCTCCTGGCGCTTCTTGTGAGCACGCAGCGGGCGCCAGGCGAACAGGTGGGTGACGACCACGCCGACCGACGCGGCGAGCAGGTCCCGGTACAGGCCGTTGGCGATCAGGGCATGCCAGATGGCGCTCATGCGACCGCCGCCCCGGCCGGCGCGTCAGCACGGGCGCCCTCGCAGGTCGCGGCCTGCGGGTCGCGCGTCACCCGGTCGCCGGCCGCAACCTCCCACGGGCCGATCCCGCAGCACGCGAAACCCTCCCCCGCTGCCAGGTGCGTCACCACGACCCGGCGTTCCCTGACCACCGGCTCGCCGTCGACGCGGGCCAGGGTCAGCGCAACCTCCCGGCCCTCCAGATCCGCCGGGGCGTCCGGGTCCTCCAGCAGCCAGTAGTGGGTGCCGGCCGGGCCGCGCTCAAGCTGCTCGATCAGCGACACGCCAGCCGGCCAGACCAGGCCCATGCCCAGCAGCGGGTCGGCGATGAGGATGCGGTACCGGGCCATCAGGGCACCTCGGTCCACATGTCCGAAATGATCACCGGTATCGTCAATTCGGCGATGCGGAAGTGCTTCCCGTCCTGCTCCAGGTAGGCGGGCTGCGCGTCCAGCACCTGGCCGGACATGCCGAGCAGGTCGACCGCCAGGACCGTCTCGCCGAGGGTGAACCCCCCCGAGTAGGCGGCGATCAGGGCACAGGTGGCGTTCAGCAGATCCGGGTCGATGTCGTCCTCGGGCTTGCTCAGGAGGCTCTTGTAGATCCGGCCGTGGAACGTCACCACCCCCGAGACCGCGGCCATGCCGGACCCGCGCGGGTACGGCGTGATGCGGCCCCACCACAGCGCGAAGGACTTGCCCGCCCCCGGCGCGTTCCGGGGCTCGTGGGCGATCGGCGTGCGGTCGAAAACGGAAAGCCGGGCAGCCGTGCTGAGCATCGCCGCGAACAGGCCGGCCACGGCGTCGGAATTGAAGGCGAGGCTCACCGCACGTCACCAGCCTTCAGCCGGGCAAACTCCTCGCCGGCGACGAGCAGCAGCCTCACGCCGAGCACGGCGCGGATCCGCTCGGCGTCCTCCCCCAGGTAATCCAGCGTGGCATCATCGGTGTCAGGCGAGACCCGGACGGCGAGCACATCTCCCGGTTCCACGACGGTGACGCACTCGCGGATCGCCGCGAGCAGGACAGCCTTATCGAAGACGGCCATCAGATCACCCGCCGCCGGGCTATCCGCCCGTACTCGGTGCGGGCCTCGTCCCACAGGTCCGCCAGCGCAATGCCCGGCGCGGGCATCGCCATATCGGGTCCCCCGACCGTCCGCGCGTACCCGGAGGTCTCCTGCAGGATCCGGTTCGCCGACTCCCCGATGGCGATGGCGCGGATGATCGCCGGCACCCGGTGCCTGTAGATCGCCGTGCCCAGGGTCCACGTGGCGGCGGTGGTGCCGAGGAAGCCCCGCTGCACGACCAGGGACCGGTACGCCCAGATCTCCGCCGAGGAGTGGTCCTGCAGCTGCGTGCCGTTCCACGCCCGGCTCACCATCGCCACCCCGCCGGCGACGCCCAGGACGAGCATCTGCTCCTGGTCCAGCAGCAGCACCTCGCCCTGGTTCACCGTCCCCGCTCCGGTCCAGGTCAGCGCCGTGTCGGCGCTGCTGGACGTGGAGCACCCTGACCCGGACTGCGCCAGCCCTGTGTCCGCTGCGGCCCGGTCCGATACCAGCACCCGCTCCCCGGTATAGGGCTGGATCAGCCCGGCGTGGCCGAGGGTGTCCGCCGGGTAGGGCGCGGTGCCGCGGCCGTAGCCGATGATCAGCAGGTCCCCCACGCCCATCTGCGACGCGTCCGACACCGTGATCGTGGGCTGGCCCGCGGTGGTGATCGCGGCGGCCAGCGTCCCGGCCGGGTCTGCGTCGGCGCTGAAGCCCCAGGTCCCGGCGGCCTGGATCGCGTTCTGCGGCGTCGCGGAGTTGCCGCCGAACGTGGAGCCCGACGACCGGTCCAGCTCGATCGAGGTGTAAGGAAAGCCGGGCCGGGGGTTGGCCGGGCGCAGGAAGCAGGTGTTCAGCGGGATATTCACCCCGCCGGACGAGAAGGACGTCAGGCACAGGAGGTCGTGGCGGTCCAGCCACAGCTTCCACGGCGACGCATACTGATAATTCGGAAAATCCCACCATTTCGTGCCGTCCCACGGGTAGAACAGGCGGTGCAGCTGGCCCTCGATGTTCCGTGACGCGTCCGCGATGGCACGGTCGGTCTTCTGCTGGATCGACGTCGTGATGCCGTCCTCGAAGTCGATCGACTGCTGCGCGTCCTCACGGGAGCAGTACGTCGGCTGGTAGACGGTCATGGCAGCACTCCGAGCGCGCCCGGCAGTGGCCGCGACAGCCCCGCGCAGCAGCAGCCGGTGCCGTGTCCCGGCTCGCCGGGATGCGGGCACACGGTGGCGACCGGCAGATTGCCCGCGACGGCCCGGAAGGTGGCCTCCATCGCCTCGGCGTGCTCATCGGCGGCACCGCACACCTCGCACGGGTTCAGGAAGGGACTCATGCCCAGGTCACCGCCCACGCCTCTTCGATGACCGCATCCGGCCATCGGGCGGGGTCGTGCAGCTCGCCCCAGGACCACCAGCCATCCGGGGTGGCGTAGACGGTGTGCGCGCCCGGCAGATCCACGCCTAGAATCAGGCCAGCACCGGTGTCAGATGGGGCCGAGCCGGCCGGACGGCCCCATCGCCGGTCTAGGGTCAGACCGTGGATCAGACCCTGGCTGACGCGGTGATCGACTTCGCCGAGATATACGTGCCAGAGGTCCCGGCTCCGCTGACCGAGTGGCAGAAGAGACTGATCCGGCTCCTTTACCCCGAACCCGGCGACCCGGCGTTCGGTCAGCCCATACGACTGGGCGTGCGCCGCTAGCCGCACGCCTGCCAGCCCGTACGTAGCCGCAGCGTGCAGGGTCGCCAGGATGCTTGCGCCCTCATCCGGGTCGTCAGCGGTGCGGAAGTAGAACTCGAGCACGTCGTCATCGCTCGCGACCACGCCGAGCGCGAGCCGCAGGGATTCCGCTACCGCCCTCGCCGAGCACAGCGCGACCGCGCCGTCCGGGGTCAGCTTCCGCGGCTTCGGCGCGGGGGCCAGGCTGCCGACGCCTGACTTCGCCGACGCGGGCTTCCGGACATGCGCCTTCCGGGTCCTCGCGGTGTGCTTGGACGTCCCGGCGTGCTTCCGCGACGAGTGCTTCGCCGTGGTGCCGTGACGCGCTGGCGCCTTCACCTGCGGACTCCCCTTTAAGGTCGCTTTCTGCCTTTAGCCGCGCCCGTGGGCCGGCGGGAAACTGTGCTATTCGGTTGTCGGGCTCTTCAGGCCGCGCGGCACCGCCGGAAACGGGCCGGGGGAAGGGGGACGGAACGGCCGGGGGCGGTCATGTCAGGAACGACAGCGCGCACGCAGACCTCCGCCGGGGGAACCGGGCTGCCGCTCACCCGAGCCGCAGCCTTACCCGAGGATATCGGACTTCTGTCACACGAACAACGTCAGTCACACCGATAACAGGGCGTGGCTGGCGAAAGGACCCGGCGGCGGGCAGAAGGGATCAGCGCGTACGTCAGCGCCGGTCTTACGTGTGCACGTCCAGCACCACGACCGGGCTCACCGGCTGGCCCGCCTCCGTGGTCGTGCTGCTCTGGATCCAGTACCGCCCGTCGACCCTGGCCTTCACGCGGAACTCGCTGGTGTCGGAGACGAAGGTCGGGCCCCGCTGGGACCGCTCGACGTACATCTCCATCCGGTCGCCGATCAGGTAGTTCGACAAGTCCGCCAGGACCACATCGCCCGTGGTCCCCAGCGCCGGCTGGTGGTCGGTCACCACGAGCGGGACGCCGAGCATCGACGCGCCCACGGCGTAGCCGTCGCCGGCGGAGAACCAGCCGCTGGGCGGCACGACCTCGGTTCCGGTGGGGTTGTAGTAGATCTCCAGGATCTGGTCCATGGCCGTGGCCGACAGGAGCCACGTCGCCCCCAGCGCGCCCGGTATCGTCGCCTTCTGCTTGGAGTGCGGGTGCAGCGCCTTGTACATGGCGACGATGTCCAGGAAGGTCACCAGGCTCGCGTTGGTCCGGTTGATCCCGACCGCACACGGCGCGCTGATCAGTCCCTGAGGCTCGCCGACCCCGGTGCCGTTGAACCAGGCGTCGTCCTCTGCCCACGCATACCCGTCGGCGACCACCCGGGCCAGGAAATCCCCGAACGCCCCCCCGCCGTCGTCCACCAGCTCGTCGGGTGCCGTGATCAGTCCCGCGAACTTCCGGGCGTTCAGCGTCGTACGGCCGAACGTCGGCGTACTGCTGATGATCGGAGCACCCTCTGCCGTAAACGCAAAGGTCATGCCGCCGAGGGCCTGCGCGCCCGACGCCTGGCTCGGATTGTCCAGGGTCGGCACCGAGAGACGGTAGCCGCCCATCGGCAGCACCATCGCCTGCGGCCTCACGATGGCGGCCGTCATGTACGCCATGACCTGCGAGCGCAGGAACTCCGGGATCAAAAATCCGCCCTCAGCCGGAATGCGCTCATCAAAAGCATTCCGGGGGCGCCTGATCATTGCGCTGGCGATGAACTGGCGGGCGGTTGAATCCATCGGGTCAAGCACGGCCCGCAGGAACGCGCTCCAGTTCTTAGCCCAGGGCTGCCCGTCAAGAACTGCGCCCGGCGCATCGGCACGGTACAACGCGCTGCGCCACGATCCTGGCTGCGCGGGAAGACCCGAGTCCGATGAGCCCGGCGAGCCGGGCTCATCGGGGTAAAGCGCGGTCACGGTCATCCGGCCGCCTCCCTGCGGATGGGCGTGACGTTCAGCGGCAACTCGTCCTGGACGGGCTTGCCTGCGATGCGCAGCTGGGATTGCGCTTTGGCTATGCGCAGCATCGCGGCAACGCGCTCCATGAGGTCCGGATCGTCATCGAAGAGCCCGATCCCGTTGTTGCACTTCGTGTGGGTCAGGCCGCGGCGGCAGAAGGCGCAGGACTGCCCAGGGGGGCAGCACGCGTGGTCGTGGTCGATATGGATCTGCTTACGGTCATGCGGCAGGTCATTGCCGCAGAGGTAGCAGCGACCCTCTTGGGCAGCCCAGATCTCCGCGAACTGCCCAGCCGTCAGGCCATGCGCCCTCCGCTGCCAGGTAGCGTGATTCTGCTCACGCTTCCTGTCCGGGCTGGCCGCATACTCAGCGCGCATCCGCTCCAGCACCGCTTCACGGTTGTCCGCGTACCGGGCGCGGCCCCTGGCGAGTATCCGCTGCGAGTCGCGGTCATACCGGGCACGGTCGCTGGCGCGAGCCGCTTCCGGGCCGGCCGCACGCGCCGCACGGTTCCGGGCATTATTCTGCTCGCGATGGTCAGCGTTGTACTGGCGAGCGTACTCGCGGCGCTTCTCCGGGTCCTTGTAAGGCACGACTAGGCTCCTCAGGTCACAGGCCCGGCCAATTCCGCATCCATTCCCAAGAATATCCGTTGCCACTGGCAGGACCCCCTCTCCGAGTGCCATTGCCGAGTCCTTTCCAGGCTCTTTCTCGTGCCTACCCGAACCGCCCCATCCGCTGGCCCTCGCGGGGCGGCACCGTATCGCGGGGCGCGCGGAACTTGTGGTCACCCGCGAACTTGCAGAACCGGCTCACCGTCCCGGCCGCGGACGGCGGCCCGCTGCCAAGCGGTTCACCGCATACTGGGCACGCCATCCCGCCGTCGGCGACGACGATCTGCTCCCAGGCCTCGAACTCGCGTGCCTGGTCCTTGAAGATGGCGTCCAGGCCGTACCACTTCCCGGTCGCCGGCGCGGGGCTAGTCACCGGGCGGCTCCCCCGGCGCGGGCGGCGTCTCGGGCGGGGTCTCGGGCGCATCAGGTGCCGGCGGCTCAGCGGCCAGCGTCCCGGCGGCTGCGGGCGCGCTGCCGTCAGGCCCGGCATCCGGCTCCGCCGCCCCGGTCACGGCCTGGTCCGCCCCGGCACCGGTCGCGCCCGGGGCCGGGGAGGTGTCCCCGGCGGCCGGCGGGAGCTCATGACCGTAGCTCGCCCCGCCCCACGTGGTGATCTTCGGCATGCCGTCCTCCTCGTAGTCCGGGCTCCCGCACTGCGGGCACCCGGACAGCCCCACCGCGTAGCGGCAGCCGCAGCCCAGGCACGCCCAGAGCGCCACCGGTCAGCTGTTCAGCGCGCGCAGGTACTTGGGCTGGCGCTGGACCAGCAGGTCGTGGACGATCGCGATGACGATCCCCGATGTGCCGGGCGCGACCTCGACGTACGGGTTCTCCGACGGCGTGTCGGCCGCGTCGACGTAGAACGCGACGCACCCGGAGCCGATCTGGATGGTGCCCAGGCTGGCTGCCAGGTCACCGGAGTCCGTCCACTGCGCCGTGCCGTCGAGTGCGGACTTGTTGTAGTAGCGGGTGATCGGGTTGAAGGCCGCGAAGCCGGACCCCTTGACCGCTGACTGCTTGACGATGAAGATGTCGCCGCCGCCGCCGGGGACGAAGCAGACGAAGGTGACGCCCGCCGCGTCCTTGAGGTTGACCGGCTTCACCGTGCCGGCCAGGTACGAAATTTGTGGCTCTACATCGAACAGGCGCCCAAGGCCTTCGCCGAGTGCCATTACGCGCTCTCCTCCCGGCGGCGAGCCGCCCTCTTGATGTCGATCGGCAGTTCTGCCTGAACGGGTCCGGTCAGGCGAGCGGCCACGCGCGCATTAGCTGCCGCGAGATTCCTGGCCGCGCGCATCATCCGCTCCGGGTCGTCGCCGAATGCGCCGATGCCCTTATTGCACAACTCGCACGCCAGGCCGCGAATGCACCCCCCGCACGACCTGACGCCACGGCAGCACGAATGGTCGTGGTCGACGTGAATCGCACGCGGATTCTCGGTGTCAAGTAGCTCGCCGCACAGATAGCAGCAGCCGTCCTGCTCGGCCAGCAATCCGGCGCGGCCCTCGGGGGTCAGCCCGTACAGGTACTTGTCGCGGTACTTCTGCCCATCGCGCTGATTCCGCTCGCGTACCGCATCTGGATGAGCCTCGCGCCACCGCGCCACGATCTCAGCGTTCTCAGTCGGCAGCCGCTTCCTGCGCTCGCGCTGGTTATCGCGGATCTGCACTCGCCGGTCGTCTGCCGTGCGCCTCGGCCGGCCGCGATGACGGGCGCATGTGCAGTCCGCCGCGCATAGCCTGCTCTGCGAGCCTGGTACGTGCTTCTTACAGGTGCATCCTGGAGGACAAGGGTTCCGGCCTGGCATCTGAATTCCCCTCAGCTCAGGGGTCCGGTCAATTCCCGGCCCATTCTTAAATCTACCGGTAACCACTGACAGGACCCCCTCTCCGAGTGCCATCGTCCTAATTCCTCCCGGGACTTGTCTTCGCGCTTTGCCTAGCGCTCAGCTTGTAGCAGTGGTGTCGATTTTCACCAGAGGCGACAGCGTATTGGTGCTGCCGTTCTGGGGAGTTATGGCCGACTGTAGCCAAAACCGCCCGTCCAACCTTTCGATTACCCGGTAGGCGACCAGGTCGCTGGCGAAAAGGTATTCCTCAGAAGTGGCAATTTGCATTGCCTGGCGATCTCCCAAGAGATAATAGTCGAAGTCGATGAATGTCAGCGCGCCCGGCGTGGTCGTGTTGCCGGACGAGCAGGACGGCATCTTCTCCGACACGATCAGGGGCCGGCCCATCAGCTGGTAGTGCACGCCGTCGCCGGAGCCGCCGCCGGGGGTGCCGAGGCCCTGGAAGCCCTGGAGCCACAGGGGCGGCGACACGTTCGACGACACGGCCAGCTGCAGGAGCTGGACGAGGACGTCGGGCGCGCAGAGCCAGGCCGCGCTGTTCAGCGACGCGGGCCACATCCGCGCGTACGCCTTGGCGATGTCGGCCCAGACGATCGCGTTCGTGCCGGCGACGGGCTGCCGGACTGCGGCCGGGGAGTTGAGGAAGCCCTGCGGCTCCCCGACGCCGTTGCCCGAGATGAACGCCACGTCCTCGAACCAGGCCATCGCCCTGGGGAAGAACATGTTGAACCAGGTGTCGAGGCTGGTCACAGCGTCCTGGAGCAGCTCGTTCGGAATGGTGGTGTAGGCGGTGAGCTTCCTCGCCTCCAGGTCGAGGCGGCCGAACGCCGGCGCCGACGCGGCCAGGGTCGCGCCCTCAGCGGTCCAGTAGGCCGTCACGCCGCCGTACACGTTCGAGGCGTGGGAGGTGTCGTCGATCATCGGCAGCGGCACCCGCAGCGAGTCCATCGGGATCACGCGGGCGCGGGGGCGGACGACGGCCTGCTCCAGCGCGACCATCATGATCTCGGACCGCAGGATCTCCGGGACCAGGAACCCGCCCTCGGCGGGGATGCGCTCGGACAGGGCGTTGTACAGCTTCTGCTTGTGGCCGCGGATCTGCTGCACCAGGTCGCCGTTGCCGGATTCGCGGGCGACGTGCTCGGCCTTCCACATCGCGAACATGAAGGACCGCATCGACTGGGCGTAGTCCTCGCCGTCGAACTGCGCGCCCATCGCCGTGGGGCTGAACGCGAGCTGCTTCTCGGCCTGCCACTCGGCGTCGGGCAGCCTGCGCCGCGCCCGGTTGATGATCCGCATCTGCCGCGCGGCCTGGTTGCTGACGGGGGTCCCGCCGGGGCGGAACGCGGCCGGGACCGCGCCCTTGGCCTCCTGGTCCTGCAGGAAGCCCTGCATGCCGAGCTGGAGTCCCTCGCGCATCTGCGCGCCGAGCTCGGCGCGCTTGTTCTCCATCGCCGCGGTCATGTACTTCTGGGTGAACTCGGCCCACTGGCCGTTCGCCAGGATGTCGTTCATCCGGCCGTCGTCGTGGAGCATCTCCTCGAGCTGCTCGGAGGTGTCCGGGATCGCGGTCTGCCCCTTCATGCGGTAGCCCCCTTCAGGCCGGCGCGGAACTGCTCCAGGTCGATCCCGGAGATGCCTGTGTCGTCGTGGTCTTCCGGCTCGTAGTCCGGGTTGATCTGCCTCATCAGCCGCTGCAGCAGCGCCTTCGCCTCGGCCTCGTTGGTGAGGTCCTGCGTCTGCGGCAGCCGGGACAGCGCGTTCTTCACCCCGGCCGCGTTCGGCTTGGAGGAAGGCGAGTACTTGTACGGCAGTGCCCACGCGTCCTGGGTGGACTTGTCGCCGTCCTTCTTGCCGGCGCAGATCCCGGCATAGAACGCGGCCGGGTCATCCGACTCCGCGCCCGCATGCCACGCCTTCGACGCGTCCCAGGGCGAGTCGTCGAAGTCGCCGCCGGCGTTCCTCAGCGCGGCCAGCTCCTCGCGCATGATGGCCCGGATCTCATCAGCGGTCAGCGCCCGGTCCTGCGACGGCATCGGCTTGCCGGGGACGGGCTTGAGCTGGGTGCCGTCCGGTGCCCAGTAGTCGTGGTCGGTGTCGCCCTCGGGGCAGGCGTCGCAGTCGCCGTCGCCGTCCGGGTCGAACCGCTCGTGGTCGCCGTGGGTGCCGGGCTTCCCCTGCGCCGCGGTGATCTCCTCGCGGACGATGGAGCGCACCGCTTCCTCGCCGAGGCCGTGCGCGTGGTCCTGCGCGGGCTCGGCGTGCGAATGGCCGTGGTCCCCGTCGCCGTCATGGGAGTGCAGGTGGGTGTGCATCCCGTCGTCATCGCCAGTTGAGTGGCCGTAGGCACTGTGGGAGTGGGAGTGCTCGCCAGCGTGAGGGTGCGCAGCCGCCTGCGGCCTCGCGGCGACCGGCATCTCCCGCAGCCGGGCGGCGATCCGGCCCGGAATGGCGGTGAAAGCGGCCACGTCCAGGCCCGCCGGAAGCTCGGCCGCGCCGTCGCCCTTCGCGTCGGCAAGGCCGGCAGCGACCATCTCATCAGCGGTGTACCACCGCTCCTGCTTCATCTCGGCGCGCCAGGAGTCCCGGGTGCCCTTGCCGCTGCGGTCGGCGTAGATCGACGCGATGTTGTCGGACACCCCGGACAGGGTCTCGGCCATCTTCGCCATGTCCGCCGCGTTGCCCTGGCAGATCCCGAACGCGTCGTGGATCATGCCCATCGAGCCGGACATGGCGATACGCTGCTTGCCTGCCTGGAAGATCACCGACGCGATCGATGCCGCTATGCCGTCGTTCCAGGTGGTGGTATCGCCCTTGTGTCCGCGGATCGAGTTGCCGATGGCGATGCCGTCGAACACGTCCCCGCCGGCGGAGTTGATGTGAACATCGAGGGCGCCCTTGATCCCGGCGAGCCGGCTGGCGAAGTCGGCGGCCGACACGCCGTCGCTGAACCATCCCCCGGCACCGATGTCGTCGTACACGTCAACCCTGGTCACGCCTGCCTCGGCGCGGATGCGGCACTTCAGCGGGTAGACGTTCACCTGGTCACCGCCCGGGTCAGTCCAGCCCACCCGGCAGCCACAGGGGCCCCTGGCTCGCTGAACGGGTAAGTGGTCCGCTGGTCCCCGTGGGTCGCGGTGACGCTGCCGAAGGTGACCGGGAAGGACTCAATCCGTCCTACCGGGTCCGGGTCGCCCGGATCCTGGTAGCAGATGCTCATGTGCGGGGTGAACCCGTGCTCGGAGGGGAGCGCGATGCCCTGGTCCGCGAGCGCGGCCTCGGCGTCGCGGCGCAGCGCGTCGATGTCCGGCGAGTCGACCAGGGCGACGATCACGTCGCCGTCGCTGCCGCCCGTGAAGCGCGCATGTCCCGAGACCGTGCCGGCGACCGCCGGCCGGGCCGACAGCGCCTGCGCGACGCTGGCGAGCCTGCCCGCGTCCACATCGGCCGCATCACCCGTATAGGCAACGGTCAGGTGGATGACATCCGGTGCCAGGCCGCCGGGTACCGCGAGTTTCTGCGCCGCGTCCGGGGGCGGGTACAGCGTGATCATGCACGAGCCGGAGTAGTCCGGCTGCCCGGCCGCGTCTGCCGCGCCGGCGAGCACGTCCCATGCCGTGGCGGTCATCGCGCGCCTGCCAGGGCATTCCAGGCGGCTGCCTGCCGCTCCAGCACGGCCATGGAGTCCCACGGCCGCAGGGACAGCCGGTTCAGCGCGTCACCGCCCTGCCCGGACTCGCCGGGGACCGCAGCCGGGGCACCCAGGCCCGAGGTGCCCACGGGCAGGCCGCCGGGCGGCGGCGACGGGATCATCTTCGGCGGCGGCAGGCCGGCGAACTGCGCCGCCCACGCCGGGTCCGCACCCGACGCGACCAGCACGGCGAACGCGCCCGACTTGGACGTCAGCTCCAACGCGTCCTGCTCCCGATTCCTGGGCATGGGGTACACGTAGTCGAACTCGACGCCCTTCCCCGTGTCGCCGAACAGCGGCAGGACCTGGAAGTTGAACGTGTCACGGCGCCGCTTCAGCCGGGGGTCCACCTTCCAGGACGCGAAGACTTCCTCGCCGGTCTGCGCGTTGGCCCGGTTCACATCCTCGGTGAGCCCGGTCATGATCTTGTGGATCCCCCAGGCCTCGCGGATCCGGTCGCCGCTCGTGCTCATGAGGTTCGCGAAGTCCATGTCCTTCTGCGTCGTGCTCGTGGGGACCCAGGTGACGCCCTCCAGCACCGCGACCCGGTGCGCCCGCGACACGCCGCGGTGCGCCTCCCGCCACCGGTCCGTCAGGTCGTCCCACTCCTCGTCCGACACGCGGTGGTCCACCGACAGCACGCCGTCGGGGCGGGCGGCATTGGCGAAGAAGTTCCGGTTGTACTGCGCGGCGTACCTCACCGAGTCGATCTCGGCCAGGACGCTCTGCACCGGCCCGGTGCCGCCGTAGGGGTCGAGCGGGTCCGGGAGGAACTCGTAGATGACGTCGGTGACTTCCAGCGGGATCTTCTCCAGGCCGTCCGGCGCGGTGTAGATCCAGCCCCGGAGGTACTTCTCCGGGTCCGGGACGGGCGTCATCCGGTCGGGGCGGACCGGCCACAGGCCGATCGGGATGGAGCTGCCGGGGGCGCGGGTGACCACCCAGTGCCACTTGCCGGTCAGCTCCTGCCACAGCTGGCTGATCTCGAACAGGCGGAACTGCGACCAGAACGGGTTGGGCCGGGCCAGCAGCGCCAGCGCGGCGTGCTGCACGACCTCCACCCGCTGGTCCGAGCCCTGGTCCGCGGTGGTGTACCGCTGGCGCATGTCCTGCTTCGGCTGCCGGAACAGCTTCCACTGCTGGCCCGCCGTGGAAGCCGCCAGCAGGGCGCTGTTGCTGAACACGGTCCCGTTGATCCCGT